ACCCCGCCTGGAGACCCCGTGCTAGAGACCCTCGTGCTAATCACGTGTCCCTCTGAAAAAATACCCAATTTGCTCCCGCAGGGTAATAAGTATATGGCTGCAATTAAATCTGCCTGGTGGTGTTTTACGCTCTATTATCTGACTGCGACTGCACCAAATCTTGCTGTGTTGTTCGAGAACACACACGTGAGTTACTCTTGCTGGCAGGAAGAGGAGTGTCCGACGAGTAAGCGTCGCCATTTGCAGGGTTATCTGCAATTGAAGGGTCAAAGAACCCTGAATTAGGTTAAGTCGCTGTTCGGTGAGTATAAACCCCATCTGGAGAAACAACGTGCTCGTCAGACAGATGATGCACGCGATTATTGTATGAAAGAGGAAACTAGGGTTTCTGGTCCCTTTGAATTTGGGGATTATTGTCCTAGTGGATCCCACAAACGCAGACAGCGGGAACTTGTAATTAGAAGTCCGGTAAGGATGGCTGAGGAAAATCCGTCAGTATTCCGGCGAGTTAAGGCCAAGCTGGCTGAAGAGGAATTTCAGAAGAGCGCGCCTGAAATTCAAATTCGAAATTTGAAATCTTGGCAATTGCGCCTAAAGACGCTCCTTGGGAGGGACCCAGATGACCGCACTATCTTCTGGGTTTATGGCCCTACTGGTGGGGAAGGAAAATCCACCTTTGCCAGAGATCTGTATAGATCAGGAGGCTGGTTCTATACACGTGGAGGATCTGCAGATAATGTAGCTTACCAGTATATAGGTTGTTTAGGAAATAATATTGTATTTGATATCCCTCGTGATAAGAAGGATTATCTGCAATATAGTTTAATTGAAATGTTTAAGGATAGATTAATAGTTAGTAATAAGTACGAGCCGTTGATGGCTCCTCTAGTTAATTGTATTCATGTTGTAGTTATGTCTAATTTTCTTCCGGATTTTGAGAAGATTAGCAGTGATAGGGTTCATGTAATCCCTTGTATTCCCTGTGGTGTTTGTCGTAGACATCACATTACTGAAATAAAATGTGAAGAATATGTTGATTAAATATTATTTATATTTATATATTTTGCTTCTTTAAAAAAAGAAGGAATGAAATGAAAAAAAAAAGAAATATTATTAATAAAACATGTATATTGAATTTCAAAAATCCTATGGCCCCGCAGGGGCATTGGCTGTGAAATTTTAAATAATTATAATAAAATTTAATTCAATTAAAACGACATCGTTTTGAAGTTTTTTGACTAGTCAATAAAGGTAGATGGGTGTAAACTGTAAATATTGTATTGTTGAGGGTGCATATGTGTCAAACTGTGAATCATTTGTCCTTAAAGTTGCAATATGTCAGGTCCCTTGGGTATAAATATAATCCCTCCAGGCGGGACTAGTATT